GAAGTGGTATAGGTCGTTGTGTTTGTTCCAGATGTTTCTTCTGCGTCACTTGTTGCATCAAGTATTCTTGGCGTTGATCTAGTAAGAGGCATCGCCTACTCCTAGCTGACTTGCGTCACGCGAGCCGTGCCAGCCGTGGCAAATACAGCAGAGTGTGTGATGGTCGTTTGGTGGTTTGGTACTTCGTAATAATCACCCGCAGATAGGCGAACTTGGTAGGCGATAGTAGTGCAAGTTGCCCCCGCACAAATATGAAGGTTGCCAGCTCCCTCGTTAAAAATTGTTAGCACTTCCCTTGTTGCATTGAAGTTAGCCAGCACAGTAGATGGGGTGGTGCTAGTAAAGTTAGAGGTGGTGACTGCCGTTCCTTGCAAGGCGAAGGTGTTGGCGGTGACCGTGCCAGAGATGGGGAATGGATATGAAGATGAAAACTTGTTGTCGTTATCCGCATCGGCCAAATAAATCTCATTAAATCCTAGAACGCTTCCGATATTCGCCGTGACCGTGCCACTAATCGCAGGGAGCGAGCCGATGGTGACGGAGGCGGTTTGCCTTACATTAACATAAGCGTTCCCTGCTACTGGGTCATAAATGACAGCTTTTGCATTTGGAGAGGAAGGATCTGCAAGCCTTGCGTATAAAAATCCATCATCGTCTGTTTGTATTTCCCTAGCCTCGTTAGCTGCTGCTCCATTTCTTTCCCCGCAAATTTTTACAAATACAGCCGAAGATGTTGTTGCATTTCCAACAGTAACGCTTCCGATTTGTGCTGTCCCTGCTCCAATCGTTACCGTTCCCCCGCCAATGGTCACTACGCCGATTCGGTTTGTGCCAGCGGGGAGAGGATTATTTGATGGGAAATAAACTGGTAGCGGGCTTAATGGATCAACGGCTGTCCATTGGTCTAACTGGCCACCGCCATCAACTGTAGCGTATCCTATCGGGATGAATTTGATATTTGCATCAGCATCATCCGATTGCTGTATTCCTAGGGACACCGTGCCAGAGATGGGGAGAGGGTTAGCAGAGCCAATAGTCCCATCGTTATTTGATATCTGAACTGGCACTACAATTTGATCACTAGCGGCTGTTATATCTTCATCATAGCCAATAATTGGTATCTGTTGAAGAGTAGAACTATTTACATTTTTACCAAAAACATTCGCCGTCACCGTTCCAGCAATCGTCTGTGTTCCAGTTGGGTTGGCTGTGACTGTTCCAGCAATTGTAACTGTGTTCCCGATTGTGACTGACGCAATCGAAACTGGCTGTGTAAAGGATGAACCGTCCACCCGCAAAGCTCCGATTGCGGAAACGTGAGCTATATTACCAGTTGTAGATGTACCAGCATGCCCACCAATTTTAATAAAAGCACCAGACGCAGTAAGCCCCTCTGTTGCAACAGTAGATTGCAAGAGGCCAAGATTGCCAACACATACCGTACTCCCGCTAATTGCGGTTGTAATATCTGCAACGGCTTGCGTCCCAAGGCTAACAACCGTATGGGCGGTAATGTGTTGCCCACTCGTTACAATGGTGGAAAGCGTGGTTGCTGACTGGTTGCCGTCTAAAATGGATAGTGCCATATTTCAATCTCCTTGTTAAATCGTGCCGAGATAGAAGCTATTTAAGAAGTCCGAGAAGTCATAATTTCTCGTTCCATCAGCCGTTGGGTCTGGGGTTACTATAAATGAAAGAGTAAGCCCCCTCTGCCAAGCCCTTTTATCGGCTCGTATCGTTGGGGCTTGACTTGTGATTCTGCCCATAAATATCTTCAAATCAGTTACTTTATCTTGGACTTTTTCCTTCAATGTGTTGTTGTTGCTATATAGTGTCGAAAAGATGCTGTAATAATTGTCATCAAATATGGCTTGGGTAGTCCGTGTGGCAGAATCTGAATAGTTTAGTTCTACGCTAATCTCAAATACACCAGAGTAGGGGATGATTTGCTGGCTTCCGATAGAAGCCTTAATCGTTGCGTATGGGAATAGCCTTAACCCCCTTCTATTCGCTATACACACATTAAGCCCCGAAATTGGCGTTAATAGGCTCGCCAAGGCATCTTCTATCTTGAACTGGGGGCTAATCATATGCTTGTGCAGGAAATGTCTATGGACATGGTTTTTGCCCAAGTCCTATTCTCTGCCCTAATGTCTGGCGATTCTGATGTCACATTAGCCAAAAACACCTTGAGCGTGGCCGTGGTTAGAGCACTAGCTAGATTAGGCTCTTGATACATCACTTGTAAAACCTCTTGAAACTTGGCATCAAAATCTGTTCGTGTAGTCGTATCTGCCCTTGTTGCATAAGTTATTGTGGCAGGGCAACGAAATACCCCAGAGTAGGGGATGATTTCCTCCGAGCTTATAGAGGCTTGAATAACTATATTTGGCAGTAGCCGCTGGCCTTCGGTATCGCTTTTGTAGATATTAACGCCAGAAATACCAGCCAAGGCTGTTGCCAGCCCATTCTCAATCTGACGCTCGATTGAGATCATTAGGTCGTTGGGTCAGCTATATCGATTGTGTAGCTAACGCCGTCTGCACTTTGTTGGTATCCAGCAATCATCCTCTCTGCCGTCCCTACTGTTATATAAGCCCCGATAGTTACTGGCGAGGAAATAGCTGATGATGGCACAACCATACTTTGCGTAACCCTCAAAATCTCTCCACCCACATCTAGCTCTTGTGCAATCGTTAAGTCGGTAATAGAGGCAGATACAGCAGAAGAGCCAAGCCCGGTGACAACTGTATATAGGTCTCCGATCATATTTGTAAGATCGGTTGAGAAATAGGTGGTATCGATTGTCCCCGCCATAAACCCACCCCTTATGTCAATTTATCTCTACGCTATCCCAAATAAAGATATTGTCCTTATCAAATGGCTGTATGGTTTGCGGAAAATAAACAACCTTACTTTCTTTCCTAACCCCAGCCGCTATTGCCATTTGCCCACTATCTATTGACCAAAACTCATTAGCCCCTCGAATTGCCCTAGCCATCTCTGGTATGCTTGGGGCTGTGTAAGTTTGCAATCCCTTAATCTTCGTACCCTCTTGGCACAGAACAAAGAAATTATCCCCACCGCACTTCTTCCTTGCCTCAACTATGATTTGTAGAGGGTCTCTCTTGTGCCCTTGGCTTATCCCAAAGGGGGCAACCATATTATAGGTTTCTGGAAATCCTTTGGCTGGTGCATCATCTAGCTTATCGAACAGAATATCCTTTGGGTCTGCCTTGTTAATCTCTGGGTGGGCATACACAAACTCTGTCCAAGTCTTATTTGAAAAACGATATTGCTGGTATTTGTTAGGCCAAATCTCAAGGTCTATCACATCTCCCTTGTTCCCAACCTTTACATAGGAAACCATCTCGAAGATGCCGTGATACTGTGGCAAGCAATCAAAGAATACCTCGTGGCCTTGGTCGGCTAGATATTTGCAAGCCGGGAGGCAACGGATAATGTCTCCTAGCCTCTGGGAGTATTTGATTGTTTTAGCAGTCATCGGCTACGCTCCTATCGTGTAGGTGTGGGAAATATTCACTCAAGCGAACTGGGCCGACTGTCTTTTGCAATTCTTTCCAACCATCCACCAGACCCTTGTAGCCATAGAAATCTTCCTTAAACTCGACTTGCTTCTGGATTGCGTAGGCATAATGGTTGAATACTAGCCCCCAAGTTTCAGTAACTCCCCTTGGAACTAAACGAGATTGGATGTTTAGGCGAGGAGGCTCGTGACTTGTGAAGCATACATTCTTGCCCCACTTCCAAGCCCTCATCCATTCATACCAGTTCGAGCCATACCCTTCTCTGGTAACTACTCGTTTGTTCTCCCCGACAAAGAAGTTACAATGGAACTGCATCGTTGCCCCATCCTCTGCCCCTTTGAGACATTCGTAAATCCCCTCGATCTGCTCTGCTCTCCACATCTCGTCAGCGTCCACCTCCATAACAACGCCATCATCTACGCCAAACAAGGCTTGCTGAATCATCTCTAGCTTTCCGTTAAAGGGTTTGCCTTGAGAATGAACAACCACATTCCCACCTTGGATGCTATTCAGATATTCGTGCGTTCCGTCTATGCTCTTGAAATCCTTGTGCCATTTGTCGGGAACTTGCTTGCACCATCGAGTGCATCCAACTGGCTCGCTTACCCCCTCGACAATCCTCCATCTCCAAGGAATCTTGAGCTTTTGAAACTCTGCAAGATGCCTCTCGATAAAAGGCATCCCATTGAGGACGATGGTAAAAATGGTTAGCATTGTTTTAGCCAGCAATAGTCTATTTTTTGAGCCTCTGGGAATATCTCATTAACTGCCCTTATGACTCCCGGCCAAGCAGAAGTATAGTCGTGCCCAGCCAATATCCCGCCCCTGCGAACTTTCGGCATCCAGTTTTGAATGTCCAGCTTTACGGCCTCATAGGAATGGTCTGCATCTATAAAAACTGCGTCTAAAGACTCGTCCTCAAAAAGCCCTGCCGCCTCGTTTGTTGTCATTCTGTGGGCTTGGTAAGGTCTGCAAAGGAGAGACATATTAGAAATAAATTTATTATATGGGTCAGTCGATTTGTCTTGCGAACCATCAAAGGGATTCCCTCCCCAAGTATCAACAATATGAATCTCAATCTTCGGGCTTTTATTATATGCCTCAACCACAAGAAACGCCGAGCTTCTCCCCTTCCACGCCCCAAGCTCAACAATCTTGCCATCGTCTCTGCAATTCTCTACAAGCATTTTATAGACATTAGGAGAGTTAAACCAATCTTCCTCAAAGTCTGCGGTAATATGGTTCATAGTTCGTATGCCTCGTTGTATTCGCCAGCCTCTGTTGCCTTGTAGCCGAGAGTTTTTAGTTTCTCAATGCAAGAGTTGTAGTTTTGTCCCTTTGCTAGAAATCCATCGGAATGAAGAGTCTCAAATTCGATTCTTGCGATTTTGTGTTTTTGAATATCGAGATTAAGCACAATCGCACAATCCAAGCCCTCTGTGTCTATGTAAAGCCTATCGCACTTCTCAATTTTATTTGAATCGAAGAAACCAGCAAGGCTTGTGGCTGGCACATTGATTGTATCAAAACTTATATGGCCGTGGTCTATTAGGTGATTTTTTAATGTTGAAGCGTGTGCGTTGAGTGACTTTGTGCGTGGAATGTGCAAATCCACAGAACCAGCATCATTCGGGACAATCGCTAGGTTATAGAATCTAGCTTGCTTGAAATCCAAATATGTCTGCTTGCAGTCCTCAAGTGCTTCTGAGTTTGGCTCTACAAGATGTATCGCCTCGATGCTGTCCCTATTCTTTTGGCAAAAGTCTAGGATATGATCTTTCCCATCGTTGCATCCAATTTGAACGATGGTCATAACTGGAAGATGGCCGCCCCATTCCGAACAGACCAATCCTCCCAGAGCAGTTTCCCAAACCCCTTGAGCTTGTTGTAGTTTGCCAAGTTCTTAATGTCGTTAACATCATCCAAAGCGATGATTGCCTTCTCTGCTAGGAATGGGCGAACACAACGCAGTTCGGCCTCACCAGAAAAGGGCGAGCCATCAATCAGCACAAAGTTGAAATCTACATTATGCTCAAAGTGAATGTCCTCGATTGCGTTTGTGCTATAAGGTTCGGCAGATTCAATACATTCGTGATACCACCCAAGAACTTGATCTAGGGCATATTGATTGAGTGCGGTTTTGTTTGTTCCGTAAAACTCTGCTACATCTAGTTGATTCATCCAGAGCTTCGGAAGGGTTGCAGTTCCTTTGATAGAAACGCCCCCTCTTGCAGATAGGTTCATTGAGTGCCTACCGATGCGGTCTGGGTGGTTCTCAATGCTGAATAGCCTTTTTGTCCTAATACATTGAGTCGAGCCATCCCCAGTTCCTCCCCCGATCTCTAGGCCAACATCTAATCCCTCGCTATACTTTGCAAGGGCTTTACCAAATAAATCGTGAATGGTTACTTCTTGCATTTCACCATTCCCGCTAATGCTTTTTTGATTGCGTACTCAATCACGGCTTCTGGGTCGTGCTTTAATGCCAACATTCCAGCCTCATACAATTCCTTCCCTGCCTTATTGTCATAGGTAATATCGACTAGGACATACCTTGTTTTGTCTATGCGAGATTTCCCAAAAGTAATTATACCAAGCCCCCCAGTATTCTCTCCCTTTTTGGCTTTTCTACATCCAATTATTTGCTTTGCGTTTTTCATAGATTGCCTTTCCTTTCTCGTAAAATTCTGGCTTGTTATGATTCTTTAGTTGTTCGTCTGGGTTGCCCCCTGCAAACATAGGGTTCTCGTGCTTAAAGACCAAATCCCTAGCCTCAATCACGCAATCATCAGCATAGGCTCTTTCTGTGAACTCGTTGTCGGAATAGATGCCATCTGATTCTTGGTAGCTTGGGTGGAACATATGCCCCCCTTGCTTCCGTAGCCTCTTTTGCGTTAGGATGGCCATACAAAGCAGTTTGTCGGTTCGTAGGCCATCTGATACTGCCAGCACCCTTTCGGCCTCTAGGTTGTCGATTCTGCTCAAAATTAGGGCATCCCAATACCTCGGTGGACTCCAATCATCGCTCATTTGCACAATAACCTCGCTTTTTGCTATCTTTGCCCCCTCATTCCAAGCATTGATAATTCCACCCGGATTAACCCTTTTGCCTTCGTGCGGGGTGTAATCAACTGCCTCATCGTGATCGACCATAAACAACCACTCAACTGCTAGGGGTTCTTTTGCCAAGGCCAGCCATTGCATCTTCCGCTGGAAGGCCAACTGGGGGCGGCCTCTTGTGGCGTGGACAATACTTATCTTTGGCTTGGGATACATATTTACCAGCTTGGCTACTTCCTCTTTTTGGCCGTAGCAGATAGAGGCCATCCGGTATCCATCGAGGGCTTGCCAGTCGTAGACGGCGTGAACTTGATTCCAGTAATGAAGATTCGGCTTTGGCATAGCCATACAAGCCCTTCCAGAATGCCAAGCCTTTGCCCAATCCCCCCTTGCAGAATATTCAGCCATCAAATAAAAATAAGCCTCTCTGCGAATAGGATTGACTCCAATCGCTTCCCCTAAATATCTAAACCTCTTCTCGCTTGGCGAGCATCTCCCAAGGTTGCATAGAAGCTCATATTTGAGAGTCTCGTCTAGGTCTGGGAAAGCCAAGGCTCTTTCCCCCACCTCAATCGCTTTATCCACTTGACCCCTCAAGAAAAACTCTTGGTGCTGATAGTAAAGATTGAATGGGGTAGAGGTTAGCTCGTCTGCTAGGATGCGATGGTTTCTATCTGCCGAATCTGCCTTGCTTGTAATCGGGCGATGAATCCTAAATACCTTATCAATCGCCAATAGCTTATTTCTGTCGTTTGGCTCAAGGGCTTCGTGAACTCTGTTCCTCCACCTACCGCATCCCTTCCGCAAGGCCATCTCTCGAATAGGATTCAACCCGGCATTCTCAACTAGATAACGAAAGCAAACAATTTCAGCCCCAACTTTCTCTGCTTGCTCCAACCCCTCTTGCAAAACCTTCTCCCCATCCTCTGCCATTACATCATCGGCATCTACCCAAATAGACCACTCGTTCTTACAAGCATCTAGGGCTGTGTTTCTAGCAGAAGCAAAATCGTCTATGTGAGGCCAATCAGTTTTCTTATTCTTGTAGTGAATGACTTTAGCCCCAAGCGAAAGGGCGATCTCCTCTGTCTTGTCTGGCGTAGCTGACCCCCTAGCCATACAAATAATAATTTCTTCTGCGATAGGCTTAAAAGATTCAATGACTCGCTTGATGTGGGCTTCTTCATTTCCAGCGATTAGGTAAAGGGATATAGGGATTTTCATTTGGACTAGGATTTCTAGTTATTAAGGGATGTCAATTAAAAGAAAAAGGGGGAGCAGGTTATTCACCCACTCCCCCTTCTTCGGAGGAAACAACCAACAACAATCTTTAGCTAGCGGAGTAGTTGGTGGTGATACGAACGGCGGCGTTCGGGTCAATTACGACCTCATCGGTGGACATACGCACCCGCAACACTTGGCTACGGCGAGCTTCGTCACGATAGCTTTCGCTAACGAAACCACCAGCCGAGTCACCCGACCAGACCAAGGTGCGTCCGATACCACCAGCGGTGAACTCACCACCAGCAATCTGACCCACAACGATCTTGGTATCTGGAACAACGAATGAACCAGAGTAGGCTTTGTTCTTGCCAGCAGAGTTGATCGCCGCACGACCAACGAGGAGGTTCTGAACTCCTAGAGCCGCCGCGATTTCAGCTTCGCTCAACAACCGAGCACCAGTATTGGAGATAACTCCGAAGAACTGATTCTGCAGGAGGGTGGAGCGTCTGATCAACTCAAACACATTGGCAGACATCGCAACGCAATTCGGTTCGTAACCATACTGGTTAAGAGCCAATTTGGCCGCCGCCACATCACGAGCCACATCAACCGTGGCGATGTTCGTGTTCGTGTAGGCTACTGCACGAGTCTGGTCAGCAATGGTGAAGGGAGTTGTTGCGTTCCAGAGAAGATCGGATACCCGCTTCTCGTGGGAGAGCTTCAACTGACGGAGCAAGAACTTGGCAGTTTCGCTCTCGTACGAAAAGAAACGCGACAAATCTGCAACGCTGGAATCGTCTAGCAATTCCTCTAGGCCGTATTCGTCCGTGCTATAATTTGACGATGTGAACGACCTAATTCCTCTTGAATAGCCCGAACCAGCATCACGAGCCGTTGCATTGTTGGTCAGCAACTCTGCACCAGCCAACTGAACTTTGAGGTATGTTCCGGCCTTTGCTTCGACATTCTGCAAAGGAAGGAGTTGTGCTCCGATCAAACCGACATCGGCTTGAGGGGCTTCAATGAGGGCTTGGTTTAGGTCTGCCCGGATGGTTGAACCGCCGCTAATGTAACTCATTTTTTATATTCTTTCTGGGTTGGTTAAATTACTGGGTTAAAGGAACTGCAACCTCGATGACTGCATCAGCAAGAGCAGTTTCGAGAGCAACTCCAACAACGCCGACATTGGCCGCCGCTGTGGTCACAAGGCCAGAACCAGTCGTGGCAACAAGGTTGCCAGCGGTGATTCCGTACTCGGAAGTTGCGAAGAAGGTTGGGTAGAACAGCTTGACTGCTCCGTTGTCGCCAGCCGCCACATCGCTAATGGTAGAACCAACGCAACGAGCAGAGCCAGAAACAGCCGCACGAGCCGTGCCGTCCGTGTGAATCTCAACGAATCGGTAAGCCGAAATCGCAGAGGCGAAGTTAAAGGTGCGTACTGCACCGCCGTCAATGTTTGTAGCCATTTTAGTATTATCCTTTGTTTAGAGTTTAGAGATTCCCCGAGACAATGCCTCAGAGTACTCCTTGGGGTTGGACAGCATCACGGCTTTCATCGCCTTGAGCTTGCTTGTTCCGTAGTCGCTATGGGCGGCCACGAGTGCTTCAAAAGTTTTGGGTTCTTCCTTTTTCTCGGAAGGAACTTCGATTGAAGGGGAGGCGGGGATGGGCTTAATGCCGAACTCGGTGAGAACTTTCTTCACGACCTCGCTCATCTCTTCCTTGGTCTCCTCTTTCTCATCTTCATCTTCTTTTTCGATGACGATCTTGGGAGCTTCCTCGGCCATCTCTTCTTTCTTCATTTCTTCTTTGGGTTTCATCGCATCTTCCAATGCGGCGAGACGAACCTTAATTTCGTCCATATCTTTTTTGTAATCTGTGTTTTCCATATTTGTTTTGTCCTTTTTGTCAAGTGGAGCTTCCTCCACGGCTTCTTTGGCTACGGCTGGGATGGTCTTGCCTCCCTGCACATAACCGAGTTTTTCCATAAACTTCACCATCTCCTCGAATAATCCATTCGTGGCGGCTGGGCTGGAAACTAAATCAGCAGAGGCGATGCTCTGGGGTCGAATGTAATCTTTGCCATTGATGGTCTCGGACTCGTTCACAAAGGCTAGGGAAACTCCGAACTGGTCGGGGGCTTCAGAGGCCATCTCTTTGATTAGGCCATAGTGGGGCGAGTTGCGGAGCAAGCGGAGGTCGGCCACTAGCTTATCACCATCGATGCGGGGATTCCTTGCAAATCCCACAACGGCCTCAAGACCAGAGCCGTGGTTCATCTTAACCTTCACGCCATTCTTGGCGTTGCTCATAAGCTTGAGGGCGGTTTCTAGGCTTGTTTTATCCACGAAAAGGTCGTGTCCTTTAGCCTCTCCCACCTCCAAAATTGAAACTCCACCTAGCTCGGTTTCCTCTAGTTCCTCATCCCGATAAGTAGAATATGCAACCGCCGCCCTTTGTTGTTCCTCTGGAAAGTCGCTTACGGCTTGCTCGTCTCCCATAAAGCGGGAAACAAAGTCTTGCTCTGATTCGTCTGCGGAGGGTAGGGGTAAAGGCATAAATGCCTAGATTATGTCAAAGAAGATCGCCGTCTGCCTTGCGGTAGGAGTCTTTGACCTCTCCCCCACCGGCCATCTTTAGAAACTTATTGACCCTAGCCATCGCCCAAGCGTTGCGTGAGTTGGGTTTGCCCCCGCTGATAGTGGGTCGGAAGCTGGTCGAGAACGCACCCGCTCCCCTACGAAACACTTTCTTCAATGCTCCAAGGGTAGGGGCTTTCCTTGAGGGGTGCTTGTCCTTAAACTCGGAAATCTTCTTTTTCAATGCCTCCTCGTTCTCGGCTGAAATCTCTATGTCGCCAGCCTTGCTTCTGGTAGATGCCGTGCCTTCGGGGTTCTCCTTTGAGCCTTTGATTCGTTCCTTGGGAGGGGCTGGGGTTTGGCTTACTGGTCGGGCTAGTTCTTCTTTTTCTTCTTTTGGCAAGTCCTTGGTTTTGCCATTGAATAGGCTATCGATGTAAATATCCATAGCCCTATTGTAAATTTCTTCTGAAAAATCTTTTTCCGAATATTTCATTTTAGTTCTGGCCCGCCAAATTTCTTGTAGAGATTATATACATTTTTACTGTATTTCTTTCCACCTATATGCCCAGCAAAAGTTTCTGCAACAAATTCTAGCGGATTAGTCTGTGCGTATCGGCTAACTTCGCCAGCTATTTCTTTGTTAGTTGCTCCTTCTTGCTCTTTCCCGAAAAGCTCTGTCTTGAGCCTCCTTGTCTCTTCTAGTCCTATTGATTTGATATGAACATTATGAGCGTATTCGTGTGCAAATGTATCAGCAGACGAAGTCCATTTGCTTCTTACATCGCCAGCCGATGTCATAACAACCTTATCGTCTGGCCTATTGTATAATTTTGAATTAAATATCATTTGGATTTTGCCAGTTTCACTCGTAGTCGCCACGGCATAGGCATTTGAAAATGAGGCATCTTTATATGTTTCTGCTAGGTCTGTTGTTAGAATTTGATCTGGCGGTGGAATTGAATAACCCATCTTCTTTAATCTATCAAATGATTCCTCTATTTCTTGTGCCCTGCGTGAGTTTGTTGGGAGAACTGTTAGGATGTTCTCCTTCATAAATTTTTGTTCTATTCTTGATACTTCTTTTTGGCCTTCGGTTTGTTTTTTTGGCTTGCCTAGTGGCTTTGGTGGAAGTGGCCGACCGGTTGGAGCCTGTGGCTTTGGCTTCTCCTTCCCTTGTTCTGTTGGCCTCTTGTAATCCTTGGGGAATTTCCCACCGGGTCGGGTTGGCGTATAGCCTCCCTTGAGTGGAGGTCTGCCATACCCTACCGCACACTTATTGTCTGGCCCGAAAGTACCACCCTCATCTTGCCCACAATCTCTGCCAGCAACGAACTCTGTTTTCTTGTCCCTTGCTTCCATCTGCCCAACGACTTTCCTTGCCCAAGCATATCCAGCATCGCCACCCCATCCGTGCCACGCTTGCCAGCCCTTGCCCTGCTCATCCCAAGTTGCACCTTTCTTATCCACTTCGTGCCTATCGAAAAAGGCTTTCATTCTTCGAATAGTGTCGGGAGACATCTTAACCCCATTTTGCAAATCCCTCGCCCTAGCGATGCCCACAGGGGTCATTCCCCTTTGGCTGGATGGTTTGCCCTCCCGCACATCCAAGGCTCTTTTAGCGGCATCTCTAGCCCCTTGCGGTGGAGTAAAATCAATTCCATCATACTTTGCCAACTCAATCCCGCCCATCATCCCCTCGATCAGCATCTTAATAGATGCGGGGTCGAGGCTTTCCAGAATCTCTAAACTACTTTTTTTTTGAGAAGTGCCAGCGGGGGCGGTCGGGGGCGTGGCAGGTTCTGGGGCTGGGGGTGTTGAGCCTCCCGAAGTATCCCCGCCTTGGTCTTTCCCAATCTGCTGTTTCTCTTCTTTGGTGGTTGGAATGGTTGTTCCGATATTGACCCCAGCGATGATTGCCCTTGCTTGATCTGGGCTGATGGTTGGGAAGGCGGCTGTGATAATCGAAACTGCACCCTCCTTGGAAACTGCACCCATAGCAACCGCATTGATAACATTGATGAGCGAAGCCACTTGAGCACCATTGAGCGAAGCACCGCCAAGCATATCCATATCGCCCTCTTGCCCTTGGGGTTGATCGGTTGGCCTCTGTGCTGTCTGAACTTGAGTCTCTCGTTGTAAGCCTTGCATAGCAATATCGGAAATTGTATCTGCCGAAACTTCGTATTCCCCAGCCAAATCCTTAACCAGCTTCGCTTCAATAGCCCTCTGCCTCATAGCACTTTCAAAATCTTGGCCTCGCTCGGCGTAAATATCGGCGGCGGTGCGGAGGCCAGTCTTGAACTCGGAGATAGCGGAAGCGGATTCTCTACCTAAATCAATAGAGACATTAGCCCCAAAATTAAAGATTCCCCTAGTCGTTCTGCTTCCAACATTTTCTTCAATCAATCCCCTTGCCACTCCATCAGCAATCACGATGTTCTTAATTGGGCGAAGCACCTTATCATCAAGTAGCTTCTGGTATCTTCGGAAGGTTCGTCCAGCTTGTTGCATCTCAAGGCGGGCTGTCGGGCCACTCATAGCGGAAGGGTCAACGGCGAAGCTGTAAGGAATGCCAAGTCCAAGGCAAATGTTCCTCAAAAGAATCTTATGGAACTCGGCAAACGCTCCGCTTGGTCGGCTCGGCCCATCTGGGAACACGATGTCCTCACCCGGCTCTAGGTAAGAGATTTTGCCAGACTCAATCGCCTCTAGCTTAATCGTGTTGCCATTGAGGTCTTCATCGTTTGTGAGGCTCGACAAATCAGAGGCATTATTATTGTTTCGCTTCACGATGCCAGCTTGCGAGCTTGCATTTTTTGCGGCCATCTTCTCGAAGTTGATAATATCGTAGATGTCTGTGCAATCATTGATGGCTGTATGGAAAGCAGAGATTCCTCGGTATTGGTCGATGCG